TCTTCAGAAATATTTTCAGATCCAATCTTAAAATTGTCTATCTGCTCATTAAAATGCTCATTCCAAACTTCTGAATCTAATAAATCGCCAGAAGTTATTTTTGGTAATTTCAATCGCCCCATTATCGTTTCCTATATTGAACCAAAAGATGTCGATCTTCGATTGTACATTGTATTCCCGCGTCTAAATCTCTATGTGTTCCTTTCACATCTAGACTTTCGTCAATGTCTTCCAACTTTATGCCTTGTGGTACAAATTCAGGCAGTGGAGAAGGGTGAACATCGGATGAAATAGTTTGAAAAGGGAAACGTTCTCCACGTAGCCCATCTTTATCTCTTGCTCCGACACCACATCGACTTGTCTTGAGTTCAATCGCAGTGTAGCCACGAACCTCTGCGTCTATTTTATTTTTACCAGCAGTTAAAGGTATACAGCCGCAAAGATATACGGAGTTTTTCCAGTTTCCATTAAAAAGAGGGCCAGACTCAGCAACTAAGTTTCCATTAACTACGATTCGAAATTGAACGCAATAAAAGTCTACAGGGACATCAGAAAATTGACCAAGAGGAAAATTCATTTCTATGAAACCAGCAGAAGACGCCCCGTCTTTGCCACGCAAAGGTGTATCGAACCTACCCCCATGAGAGTTGGGATTATGCATACTGCCATATTGGCCACTTACTCCCATCCACCCGCCTGCTGGAAGGCTTAAGTTTGCCAAACCTATTCCAGCCTCTAAGTGTGTGAAGTCCGTTGATTCATTTAGTAAATAAGACATGTGTAAATCTTGAGCCATTTCGGCGCTGGTTATTCCTGTGCCGAACCACTTAAAACACGCGTTAAAGTCTATAATCGCCCAACCGTCCGTTTCTGCATCTATTTCAACACCAGCAAGCTGCTTATTAGTGCTACTACGCTTTACATATGCACTAGTCGTGTGTGGGATTATAAAATGAGCCAGTGTACCGTTTGGCTTCGGCTCTGAAAAACTTTTTGTTTCATGAAATGTTTTCGCAGAGTAGCTTGTCGTAAACGGCTGATCGGCTAAATTATCAGAATCAATGTTTCCATTACATTCATTTATAATTTGACCAACACTTTCAATAGTATCATCTGGATTTATTATTTCGCCAGACCTGACACCTACATTAGGAAATTTTATAGCCATAATTATCTCTTATCAGATACTAAAACATCTGTAAGTGGTCTAATGTTTCTTTGATCGCCAACTTTGGCGTCAACACTATATCCAACCACCATCATTCTATTCGTTAAATTTGATACATTTAAGTCTTGTGTAAATTGAATCGCAAATTCAGTGGTAACTGATTCATGCATATGGCTTACATCGTATCGTATTACTATAGGTCGATGAAATCCCCAAGAGTCCTGATCAAATCTGGCTTCACCATAAACTGGAAGCAACTCATTTAATTGTTGTTGCTTTCTCCCTTTATTTTTTTCTAATGATACAGTTTCAGATCTATTTATTTTAAAGTTTACGTCTGTCTCATTATTGCCATACGCAACAGCATATAAGTTAATATAAGCAACTTGTATGCCTGAGTATAAACTACCAAAAGAAAGAGGACTTGTTTCGTACAATGGAGGATCAACTGTAGAAGTGAGTTGAAAATCTTTACGAGCAGCAGAAGCGGGGCTTAAAGAGCCAAAAGCATACTTTTCTCTAAAAAAGTTACTAAATACATTGATACCAGGCTTTTCTGGATCATTACTACCAAAGTACAAGTACGATCGCGCATCCGTAGTTTCAACAGCACACTGGATTGGATAATTTTCTCGAAAACTCCACGCACCGACCTCGTAATGCCAAACTAAAAGTAAGTTATTTTGTTCCCCATGCGTTGGAACACATAAAAAATACTCTTTATTCGCCCTGTTGATGACACCAACCGCCGCACGAGCACCAACATAATCTATTTGTTTTGTTAGGGTTTGAATCGGAGTACTCAACTCTACAATAGAAGTGGCACTACCGGTGTTCTCAAGAGCGCCCTTGAGCACATAAACACCATCTTGTGACAAGAACACGAGGCCGGTTCCTGGAACGTCTTGGATCGACCTGGGTGCTACACAGCCGATGTCACGGTTGAGCGTCTGCGCATAAAACCCGTTTCTGGAATCACCCTTGATGAGGTACACTCCGCGAGTCTTGAACACCACAAGAGCATTCGTTGATGCGTACATTCCAGTGATTTCCCCAGAGTCGGCGTCTCCAATATCGAAGAGGTTGTCCCTTGGAAAAACTTCCGGCATTCCTTCTGCACTATATTTGATCAAGTTGTTGGGCATTCCGGACACGAACACCGTCTTTTTAAATGACGTAATAAATTTTGCCTGTGTCGGGAAAAATCCAAAGTCTTCTGGATCTGTCAATACGCCAAGATTCGAATCACTGATTCCATCCTCAATTGCCGTAGAGTCGTTGTCTTGTACTTCTTTCAAAAAATGAAAATTACGACCAGACTCTGGGGTAATCGGATTACCGTCATCATCAAAAATATCTCTCGTCCTGTAGAGCCGTCTCGCCACTACATTTTCATTCCCGATAGGAATATTGATTTGAGTAAACCTACGCTTACCGTTTGCACACTCAAAACTACAAATATCGCTTGGATCGGACATCGGGCTTTCTTGGCCCCGACTGTTAACGAACGTGACCCTGTATTGATAGCCACAAAGCTTGCCGTCAACATATTTGGAGCCATCGCTGGCTTCCTTATCGGTCTTCTTCATTTTCTTTTTTACTTTCATGCCGGTCGGCCGAAGACTACCGAGACCCTGGCCTTTTTCGCGAGTGCCTAAAAAATAATCCGTATCGTCACCGAAATCGCCACCATTATCTACGTATTGATTATGGTATTCCCTATAAACTACGCTGGCGTCAGGCTTTGCTGGTTTTTCGAAAAAGCCTGCCCTTGTAACGACCCGTCCATCGTAAACAATAGGGGAATCGATTCCATTTACCAGATATAAACGACCACCAAAAGTGATACTCTGACTGCTTACCTCAGATGTTTTTGGTACATATCGAGGGTTACCTTCAGGCCCTATTTCCACATTATTAATGTCTTTCAATACAATAAAAGGATCAGTTTCCCCGGCTGAACGTAGATTATTAATTTTAAGTGTAGCAAGCCTGCCTTCAGAGTCTTCGAATATAACGTCTCTGGTTTTCCCATTGTGTCTGGAAAAATAGTGAATCGAGTGAATCGTGCCAGAACCAAACCAATCGTATCCATCGTAAGTGATGCAGTCATAGGCTCCAGCAGTTTTCCATCCATCGTAATTGTCCCAAGACATCTCTTTGATTACAGCCGCAGAGTCAGCCGAAACTCTCCACCGATTGTCCATGCCTCGTAAGCGGGCAACTTCAAATGTTTGGGTTTTCATAGTTTACTCGGCCTTGCTTGGTATTCCAAAACGTTCCCGATCCGCCATGGCGCGATCGAATCCTCTTCGTACATACATTCTATCGGTTCGACTCAAATATTTAGCCTTCATAGCTTCGAGCATTTCATCTGCACGACGTTCATACAACGAACTATGGTTGAGCATACCATGCTGCATACAAATGTCTCTGAGAGCCGCATATACAAGGTAGTGATGATATTGCGGTGGCCACTCTGGTGCATCAGAGTCTTTGACGAGTCGAAATGGTCGCTTGTGGTATCTAACTTCGACCACGTAATCGCTTTTCGGGGTGTTCCAAAAACGAAGATACTGACGTGGTCCTGATTCGTTTAATCTATCGAGGCGGAAGGTGTCTCCAGCCGGGTCAATAAGATATTTCTTAGTGCTGTCCACAGGGTCCTCAACGCTTTCCTCACCGGAAAGACCGGAAGTTTCAGAACCAAAATCACTATAAGTGTCCGAATCAGAACGAAGTGTGGCGATATGTCTCCAAGTTGAGCCCCTCGTGTGGAAACGATCCGCACTATTTAAAAATTCATCTGAATAGGTAACTTTACGGTATAGTTTTTTCATCATCCCCGTAGGACCCTTTTCAGAAGCGGTATTCATAAATCGTCTTAGTTTTATGGCTGGTTGACCACCTTCATTACCGACTAAAACAATTTCATCAGTGCCCTCATTAGAAAATCTAATCGACAGATGTGCGCCTTCAGCGGGATCTGATCGAAAATTTGCGGGGTCGACTTTTATTTTTATTACTTGAGATGGGGGGCTTTCCATTCCAGCAAAAGTAAACGTGTAACAATACTCAACAGTGTACGGTGACGTTGCTGCAGGCAAATTTAATTTTTTGGACAAATCCTCAGACGATGCGCTTAACGCAGAAATATTGTTGAATATTAATGGATAATCAGGAGCCTGAAGATTTTCGTGCATTTCTTCAACAGAAACGAAAGGGTTCCCGGTGTCGGATCGATCGAGATACAAGTTTTCTTCTTTTCTTGCATCCAAAAACATGAACCGACCTTCATTTGGGGCGGTCATTGTGGTTGTTTTTGAATCACTGCCAGAAGTACCCTGATAGCTTAAAGTTTCTTTTTTAGTGATGCCGCGATCCATGATGCCCAAAACCTCAATGCAATCACGGGGCATTGTGTATTTTACAAATTCAATTTTCCAAGTAGTGAGGTCGCCCGGTGGAAAAAGACTATCGACCAAAAATCTACGTGAATCAATAAACTCTGTGATTCGATACATGGTGCCATCGTCAGTGTTTACGAGCGTCTTACCCACTATATCTGGTGGCAAATTGATTATTCCAGCACCGGTAGTGGTTGGCAGCGTCACCAAGTGTGTACCATCACCGGTCAGCTTACTGGTACTGTCTCCGGTGATATCTGCGCGAAGCTGCAACAAGTGGCGATTTTGCATGAACAGCCACTGATACTGGCTCGATATCTGAAGGTAGTGACGGTTCACTACACGAGCAATGTTGTCGCTGTATTGCTTCAAATCAGGGTTGTAGTCCAACGCGGAATTGATTTCTTCGCGGATTTCTTTGAGATTCACGTCAGGCTCCAGTAAAAGAAAACGGCTGCTGAGATAGTATACCCCAGCAGCCGTGAATGGACCGAGGTCCGGTAGCGATACTTAGATCAACCGTACAATCCGTGATCAAGGATCAGGATGGCACCATCGGAGCTATCGGCAGAAAAATCGTTTACGCAAACAGCAAACGCTTTTTGGTTAGCATCTACGTCACCAACAAGTTCAACCTTGCCTGCAGTGTCACAGCCAACAGCAGCATCCAAGGAAATGGTAGCCGATGATGATGTCACATCTTCATTGTAACCAGCAACTTGAATACGAACCGTGTCTCCAGCAGCAGTAGCTGCGGTTGCGGCAACTCCAATAGTCATGACACTGTCGTCTGCATCCGTCTTTTTGACGTGCATACCAACACCATTCGTGGTGGTGCCGGTGTCAATCATTACAACATCGCCCTTGGCGATGGCAGCAGTGGCAAACAAAGTTGCAAACTTTTTGGGGCGGTGGACATCACCGTCCACACCATCAATCTTCAAAATAGACATTTTGTACTCCTACTCTCGATACTATGTCTTGTAAGTAGGGTGGGGATCAACACGACCCCCACCCAATCAGGATGACTTAGAAGGTTTCCAAGTCGAATGCTACACCGCTGGAACCAAGGTGCTTG